CTCACGGAGTAAAGCCAGGTGATGCAATCACAGAACGGCAGGCCGAACAATTCTTACTTGATGATTTGGCCCCGGTTTACATTACTTTGGAAAACTCAGTCAAAGTGCCGCTGACTCAGGGCCAGTTCGATGCTTTGTGTTCATTCATATTCAATCTCGGCACCGGTGCTTTCGTTCGTTCTACGCTGCTTAAGAAACTCAATGCTGGTGACTACAAAGGCGCCGCGTCTCAGTTTATGGAGTGGAATAAAGCGGGTGGACGTGTATTACCCGGCTTAGATGCCAGGCGAGCAGCTGAGAAAACGATGTTTTTATCATGAAATTCAACGCTCACTACTACACGCTTATTGCACTAGCGCTTGTCTCGCTTCTGGCTTACCACTATTACGGTAAGTATACCCAACAGCTTGATACGACAGTTAAGCTACAGAGTGAGTTGCTGGAGCAGCAGAATGAAATCGTTAATCAGCAGGAGAGGATAAGACTCTTGTCTGAACTGGATAATCAGCATACAAAGGAACTTGCTCATGCGAAATCTGAAATTGATGCTCTTCGTACTGATGTTGCCGCTGGTCATCGTCGGTTGCGCATCGCGGCCACCTGTCCAAAGAGAGAAGCCACTTCCCCCTCAGGCATGGGCTATGCAGGAGCCCCACGATTTAACCCGGCAACTGAACAAGATTATTTCGATCTCCGAAGAATGATTATTGAGAACGAGCAACAAACAAAATACTTGCAGGACTACATCAAAACCCAGTGTCAATAGCTAATCCAGAGCATTCTACTGACAGAGTACTCGATAGTAGTTATTTAGCTATGGGCGCCCGGCGGATGGATACTGACTTTTTAGCATAAAACTCTAATTCCAACTGTTTTCGATTTGGAAAGGGTTTAGAGAGGGTTTGAAATGAAATTTGAAGATTTATCAGAAATAATTCAATTAGTTGCTGCTAATACGTTAAAGGAAATGATAGAGAAAAATAACGCAGACAAAGAACAAGCCAAAGAAATGGCTTGTTCGATTAGCAAAGCTTTTACTTCATTGTATGAAGATAGTTATTAACTGAGCTTTTTGAAGTGATTATAAATTGATGTGTATGCGTACAGTAATGCTTCTGTACTGCTTTTTGTTCCTGCTCCGTGCATACCACCAGTTTTACCCGCCCGGATTAACTCAATAAGTACTTGCTGAGCTGCTTGTTCTGGGTTCTTTTTAGGATCAATAACATCAGACATTTCACTTTCCTTTCTTGACTGTGGAAAGTAAGAAACCCGCGCCGCCTGAGTGGGTTAACAAAGCAGGCATATAATCAGATAAGTCGTTAATGGTGAAGCAGTAATACCGGAAATTAAAATATGAACGATTTTGAATTCTATTGTTGGATAACTCCGATACTCGGTGGTTTCTGGTTCATGCTGCACGGTACGTGGGGCAATTTTCTGTACGGCTTAATGTGCTGGGGTCTATCCGCTGCGTGGGCGTGGTGGAAAATCAGATAACAGTCGCCCAGTGCGGCCTTTTTATTTAAGGGAAAGAGATGACACAAGATGAACAAACAATATTGATGTTTAGGGGGTTAATTGCCTCATTGTCAGAGCAACAACAAGAAAATGTCAGTACATGTGAAAAGGTAATACGTAAGATGCTGGCTGATTATCCAGATGAAGCTGTTTTCGCACTTGGATTGATTGGCGCAGAGTTGCAGTTATCTATGTAACTTAAGGTCAATAAGATGGCAGGATTAAAAGAACTGTCTAATAAGCTGACTCAAATAAAGAAGCAAGTCCCGTTTGCCACTGCTCAGGCATTAACAAAAGTTGCCCGGCAGATTGAACAAGCTGAAAAGAAGGCGATAGAGCGTAAGTTAGATAACCCGACTCCCTTTACTGTTAAATCTGTTGGCTCGGTTGGTGCTCGTAAGAATAATCTCACTGCTAAAGTGTTCGTGCGTGATATTGCAGCAAGTTATCTCACACCCTTTGAAGTTGGTGGGGTCCACAAGCTTAATAGCAGTGCGTTATTAAATCCAAAGAACATTAAATTAAACAAATATGGCAACTTACCCCGCAACAAACTCCAGCAACTGAAAGCCAAGCCCGATGTATTTATCGGAGAAGTCACAACCAGCGAACATAATAGTGTCAATGGCGTATGGCAACGTAAGAAAGGCAGAAAGGGTAAGAAGAGCAAAAAGCGGTTAAAGCGCTCTCCAAATGGCACTCGCAGAGAGAGGAAAAAGCAAAGACCGCCGAAACTATTAATCCGGTTCGGTGATGCTCTGCCTGTTGCGCCTATCTTGGGTTATCAGGAACGCGCAAGAAAGATGGCTGATGCATTAATGCCACAGGCTATCAGTCAGGCTCTAGATGAAGCTATTAAAACAGCAAAGTGAGGTTGTAATGAAGTATGAATTGAATGCAACAGTGACATTGCCCACTCATGAAGAAGTTGAAAATATCATTAATCAACTAAAATCAGAACTAAGCGGGTTTGATGTTAGCACCAATTTAGCGTCAATTATGTTGCGTGAGTTGCACAAGCGACTGAGTAAATCCATCGAATGTAAAGTCAGTGTGGATGTAACAAAAGAATATATGGATGCTATAAGATGTATCGTAAGTGAGAATAACAACGAGATAATAGTGACTGGTTTTGATGGTAAATTAGTAATTCGGGACTCATCATCAAGATATTAAATGATATTAAATGATATTAATTCTCATTTAAAGCCCTGTCACAGCTAGATAATTGATTTAAACATATTAATGGCCTCGCACTCGCGAGGTTTTTTTGTTCCTTAAACTGGCAGGGAAAGACATGATGGAGTTAACTCAAAGAAAATTGAAAGAGTTGCTCGACTATAACCCTGACACAGGAGTGTTTACATGGCTGGATAATACCCGTAAAGGTATCAGGCATGACAGGGTCGCCGGCTCACAGAGTCATGGGTACATCACAATCGCTATAGACGGAAAGCACTACCGGGCGCATCGGTTAGCGTGGCTCTATGTATATGGCCAGTGGCCTGTCAATATGATTGATCATATCAACAGAGTCAAAAGCGATAACAGGATAGCGAATTTACGTGAAGCCACAAATGAAGAGAACCAGCGCAACGTCGAAGTAGGTAAGAAAAACAAGTCCGGATTCAAAGGCGTATTCTGGGAGCCGTCACGGCAGAAATGGAAAGCCAGAACACAGATGAATAAAAAGAAATATACCCTCGGCAGGTTTGACAGGATTGAGGACGCAGTCGCTGCATATGAGAGCTTTTGCCAAAAACATTATGGTGAGTTCTATGTGCCGCAGAACTGATGCTATCAATATGTTCCCTGGTGATTTTTTGGGTCCTTACTCAGACCCCTTAAATCATGGGACATTGTGCGCCCCGATGTTTTACCAGCTATAAGTTTTCATTTTGTGTCCCATGTCATTTGCTTTGAAATGATTGAACTCCTGTCATATCTGGCATTGAGTCGATTTCTGCATGGGACATTAAAGACGGTGGGACATTTAATCTGTGTCCCATCACAAAGGAATGTCTCATGACAACAATGACTCAAGTTGATTATGCAAAGCACGCAGGGGTTGACAGAAAAACGGTTGGCCGCTGGATCAAGGCAGGAAAATATATTGTCTTAGATGGCAATATGATTGACGTTGAGGCAAGTGATAAAGCTTTGGCTACTTTGCGAGATAGCCAAGACCCAAGAACGAAGAATGCGATCAAAAAAAATCGGTCTATTGGCAAAGAAACTACCATAGATACGGTAAAAGAAATCATGATTGCTACCGGTGCCGAAATGAGCCGAGAAGAAGCTAGCCGGGTAAAGGAAAACTACCTGGCATTATTGACCAAGTTAGAGTACGAAAAGGAGGACGGGCTGTTAGTTGAGATGACCGTTGCCGAGGCGGTTCTGTTTTCTGCTTTTCGTGAGCAACGCGACGCATGGATGAACTGGCCTTCTAGGGTGGCTCCCTTGATGGCGGCTGACTTGGATGTTCCTGCTGACAGAATGACAGAGGTGTTAATAGAACATGTCCACAAACACATCTCTGGCCTCGGCGAGCCTGAATTTAACACAGACGAAACATGACCGTCTTTGTAGCGCAGTGCGCAGGGGTTGGACCCCGCCACCGCGTATTAGTGTACCGGATTGGGCCGATCAGTATCGTAAACTAGCAAAAGAGGCCGGGAGTACATCAGGGAATTGGGAGACTGGAACCGTAGAGATTGCTCGTGGACCGATGTTAGCGGCTACTGAATCTGGGGTACATATCATCACTGTAATGTGTTGCACTCAGTTGATGAAGACCGCATTACTGGAGAATCTGTTTGGCTATTTTGCTCATCTTGATCCTTGCCCTATTTTACTGCTACAACCCAAGGAAGATGCAGCGGAGCAGTTCTCCAAAGAACGTATTACCCCTCTTGTTAGGGTAACACCCATCTTGCGTAAATTGGTGGGTGGAAATAAGCAAAAAAATTCCAAAGAAACATTACTGTATAAATCGTTTACTGGTGGATTTCTGGCGCTGGCCGGTGCGGGTAGTCCTGATAACTTGGCTCGCCGCCCAATTCGTGTATTGCTGGCTGATGAAGTTGATAAATACCCCATCACTAGAGAAGGTGATCCAATAACATTAGCGGAAGAACGCACAGCAACGTTTGGTTTAAACTGGTTATCTGTTCGGGCCTGCTCGCCCACTGTAGAAGATGAAAGCCGGATTGCCGCCAGTTATGAGGATTCTGACCAGCGTAGAGCTTCTGTAGCTTGCCCTCATTGCGAACACCGGCAATTTCTCGATTTTTTTAAGCATGTTCATTGGCCCAAGGAAGGGGATAAACATATTACTCGCTCAGCTATGATCCACTGTGAAAGCTGTGGCGCTGGCTGGTCGGAGGGGGAGCGGTTACGAGCGTTAAAAACCATTCGATGGCATCAAACTAAACCGTTTGATTGTTGTGGCTCTCGACATGCTCCTTTAACTGCTTATGAACAAGCATGGCGTAATCAAGATGATGCTGACTCTATCAATCAAGTATGGGAATGGTCTTGTTCAGAGCGTCATGCTGTTTATCGGGCTATTTGCCCTGAATGCGGCAAGCAAGGAATTGACAATATACACGCAGGATATCAGGCATCTAAGTTATTTAGTCCGTGGCAAAAAGATAAACCCTCTGATATAGCGGAAAAGTATCTTAGAGCTAAAGGTGATCCAGACAAAGAGTTAGCGTGGTGGAATACCCAGATGGGGCTGCCTCACAGGCCTAATTATGGCAAAAAGCTGCCTGTTGATGTGTTGTTGTCAAGAAGAGAGGTATTTGGTGCAGAAGTCCCTGATGATATTGCTGTATTGACAGCCGGTATTGATACGCAAAATGATCGGCTTGAAATTGAAGTGGTTGGGTGGGGCAAGGACGAAGAAAGCTGGTCCATTGCATATGACGTTATAGAAGGTGATCTTGAAACCGCTGAGCCGTGGTTAAGATTGGATGCCTATCTTACGCAAATCTGGCGACGGGCTGACGGCCGTGGTTTTACGATTATGGCGGCGTGCATGGATTCTGGTGGTAGTCATACACAAAAAGTTTATGAATTTGCGAAAGAGCGCCTGGGGCGTCGCGTGTGGGCGATTAAAGGTGAATCTGCACAAATGGGCAGACGCTCACCAATTTGGCCCACAAAAAAACCCACACCGCGCACAAAATCCAGTTTCAGGCCGATAATCATTGGGGTTAACTCTGCAAAAGATTCTGTCCGTTCTCGATTACATATCGAAAAGCCGGGGCCGGGGTATATGCATTTTTCTACAGACCGGGACTTGGGTTATTTCACCCAACTGACTGCGGAGCGTCTGGTTATGAAAGAGTCCGCTGGGCAGCGGTACAGTGTCTGGGAACTGCCATCTGGCCGGGCTAACGAGGCGCTTGATTGTCGGGTATATGCGTATGCTGCGCTGTGTGGTTTATTTCATATAGGGCTAAAACTGAATAAGCTGGTAACAATTATTGCAACAGATCCTGGTCGGCGACTGTTGCCCCCACCCGTCGAACCGGAAGAAAAAATCAACTTACAATATCCCGGCGTTATTATTCAGGAACCGGAAAAGCCGAAGCGTAAGCGTATGTCTCAACTTTTGCCCTCTTAACCCTCAGCTATCTCAAGGATATTTATGTTTAACAGAAACACGAGTTTATTAGCGGGTGCAATGACGCGTGAGCAACTGCAAGATGCGCTAGCGAAAGCCCAACAGGCTTATATCGATCTGGCGACGGGAAGCCGGGGCGTGTCTTTTTCTTACACGCAGGGAGACGGCACCCGTTCAGTTTCGTATCAACAAAGCTCGCTGGCGGATTTACTGGCGCTGATCCAAC